CTCCGATCCAGACAGCGGCGGGTCCAGCGGGGGATGAGCTTCAGGCGCGACTCATTCAGGATGTCGTGGATTACGAACTTCGTAAGTCCAACTTCCAGATTGCTTTTTATGATGCGCTGAAAGAAGCGGTGAAGTACGGATCTGGGTTCGTGAAGTTGTATTGGGACAGAAAAGAAGATATCCGTCTACGTCGAATGCCTGTTCACCAGAGTCCTATGGAAGTTATTCAAAATGCTCCCCAGGAATCATTGGTGGGACAAGCACCAATGCCTCAACCTGGGATCAAAGGGTTCCAGATGCAACCCGCGATGGTTCTTTTAAAGAATAACCTTTGCGCGAAGTATGTTCATATCCGAGACATTTTCCCTGACCCGAACACGACTGACTGGGATTGTGGTATTCACCGAGACAAGATCACATATGGCGCGATTGTGGACTTCATCCAGAAGGGACAGTTCTTTGACGTTCGTGACCAACTACAAGATATTACTGAAGGCGAGAAGTTCGAGATCGACACCACCGATATAAAGCAGGAGCGCGGATACTTTGAAGTAAACCGCGACAAGCCCCGTAACGAGAAGTTGCATACGGCCTGGGAACTCACGAACGATATCCCGATGAAATGGGTTAAGTTTGATATGCCTGATGGGGATGAAGCTGAACAGTTGGTTCCTGCCAAGGTGATGGTTGCCAGCGGCGTTGCTCTTCTGTCCTCTGAAATCAACACTCAGTTCGATGGAGAGTGGTCGGTTTTGAAGATGGACTATATCCGAACGGGCGAGACGTATGGGAAAGGAATTCCAGAAGTGTTGTTCGATGACCAAGACGAGATCAATGAGTCTGGGAACTTAGGCATCGACAACATGAACCTCATCATCAATAAGATGATTGGCGTTATCGAAGCCGCGCTTGTGAATCCAGACCAGGATCTTGTTAGTAAGCCTGGCGGTGAGATCCGAGTGAAGGCGAGTGTCGTTGACGATATCCGAAAAGCGATCATGCCGATTGAGTTTCCGGATCTGGCGCATTCGTTCTTTGAGCATCGGTTCAATATCGAGCGCATGGTTCAAGAAAAGACCGGAGCTAACCGCGTAACGCTGGGATCAAGTGGGATTGTCAAAGATTCCAACCAAACCCTTGGCGGCATGGAACTCTTGAAGCAGATGTTCAATGAACGCGTGGCGGCTTACGGGATGGTGATGGAACAGGACTTTCTTTTGAAGGTGGCTGAACGCATTTATGGGCTTGTGTACCAGAACCTTCATCCTGAAGATCTAAAGCCAATACTTGGCGAAAGCCTTGTGCAGATCGGCGAAATCCCTTCGCCACCTCCTCCGCCCCCTCCGCCTGGAATGCCTCCATTACCGCAACTACCTCCTCAACCTCACATGGTTCCTCGGTATTTGGCTTTTGCTTTCCCTCCTCCTGAAGAGGTCAATAACTCGTATCGGTTTAAGCCGATGGGGATCTTTAGCCTTGAGAACAAAGTCATTAAATCAGCACAGTTCATGGACTGGTTTAAGACATTCTTTCCGACAGGAACGGTTGATGCCGCTGAAGCCGCCAAGTATGCCTCTCAGATCATGGGGACCAGTGAAGAAGTGGACAAGATGGTCCATCCAGCCCCGATGCTTCCTCCCGCCCCTGGTGGCCCTCAACCTGGCGGAGATGGACTTAAAGGTGGCCCGAATGGGAACCAACCTCGGTTCTTGCCTCAGTCTCAAGGACCACTAGATCGACAGCCAGTAACGAGTTCATCGTGAACAAGATAAAACGATGGTTCTCCGATATCTTTGAGCCCGAACAGTTCAATGACATGGACACAACTGCCATTGAACAGGCCCTAAATGACCAGAATGTCCGATCCCTATGGATTCACGAATGTTTTGAAGAGATCAAGAGGATCAACATGGAAGTCGATAAACGTCTTCTTCATGGTCCTGAGTATGGACTCACCGATTTGTGCGCTCGTCGTAAAGCGTACCAGGACATTCTGGAATACGCATTGAGTGCACGAAGACAGTTACAAACACAGATAGTTCGCCCCAATCCTAAGGCTGAGGTGTCTATTAACCTCGACCGAGTGACGGCGTAGTCTGTGAAGATTAGGGCTCATAATCCGAAAGGACGAGCATAGGAGACACAGTGGACATTATCCCAGGACCAGTAATCATAGAACCAGAGACGAACCGCCAAGGACCGCAACCACAACCTGTACAAGCATTAGGTGGACTTGATCCAGTAATGGACGATAACGCCGTGCGTCAGGCGATTGCCAATGCCGAGGCCAATAACTTGGACCCGCAAACCATCACAATGGATGATCTTGCACAAGGTTCAATTCCGAGAGCGGAGGTTCCTCAAAAGTTCTTAAAACCCGATGGAACAGCAGACGTTGATAAAATTCAGACTTCAACCAGGCAACTTGATGAGGCTTTACAGAAGAAAGAAGAGGCGGTCAACAAAACAGTCGATGACTACATGCGGGAATACAAGGAAAAGGAAGCGAAGTTCCGTAACCTTCCGAACCCCGAACGTCTTGCGGCTAGTCTTCCGGTGCAAGCTCCCCCTCCTCAAGAAGTTCCTCAGAACTTTGAAGAGATCGTGCGCCGTGACTATGCCGTTGATTCGCTGGGAACAATGACTCGTATTTTAGAGTTGATGATTCAGAAGAAGTTTGCGCCGATTGAAGAAGAGAAGAAGATCGAATCGGTGCGCGGAAACATCCAGAAGATCGCGGAAGTTGATTCCCGTATTCTTCGTCCCGATGTTTTTGCGGCAGTTAAAGCCAAACTAGATTCTGACCCCGACTACTGGAAACTGAAGAATCCTCATAAAGCCGCCTGGTTAGAGGTCAAGGACGAGATGCGACTCGGTGAACCGTCACAGGTTCAGGCACAACCGAGTAGGCCGTCGCCTGTTTTAGGCGGAGGCACACCACCGTCCGTTCCATCGTCAACGGTACAAGCATCGCCACAAAACATCCTTCAGAGCTTACACCAGATCGATCTGCGTGATAAAAAGCAAGAAGCTCTTGGGGATGAGGCTGTGCGGGCCGCATTAGCGGCTGGTAATCGTTGGTAGTACCGTCTGTTTAAAAAATAGTGCCATAAGGGAATTGGATGCACGAAGGGGAGCCTTCTCAGGTCTAATTCAAAACTATGGCTGATTCAAATAGCACTACATCTTCAAATAACAACATGATGCAGTCGTGGTTCTCGCGGAAGATGCTTGTCCGCCTCGAACCGCAGGTCAAGTTGGCGGAATTTGCGCAACGCGACGAGCTTCCTCTTCGTACCGGTACCACGGCAACGTGGAACGGTTGGAGAACTCTTGGCGCGGCTTCCACCACTCTAGCGGAAGGTACGATCAACTCGTTAGTGGCCTTGTCGTCCCGCCGAGTGACCGCGACCATTGCTGGATACGGACGTGGCCATAAACTGACCGACTTGTTCCAAATGACGGCTATTTTTGATGCCATCAATGGTGCAATGGATGTTCTGTCGGACTCTGCGGCTAAAACCGTAGAACGTATCTGCCAGTCTGGTATTTACAAATCCACCTACGCCAACAACCTCAACACCACGACGATTCTGTCTGCGTTGATGAGTTCTTTGGCTTCTGGTATGAGCCTTGTCACGACCCCTGCCAACAACAACTCGAACTCGTTGTTTCAGTTCCCTGCGGTGTTCGGCACGTCTGCGGCTCGGTTGTCGGCTGTGAGCAAAACCGCTCCTACGCTTTCCGCGCAGGTGTCGGTCAATGCCCTTCGCCGAACACTCCAGAAACTCCGCGCTCAGAACGCTCGTCCTATGGCTGACGGTCTGTTCGTTGGGTATACCCACCCGAACGCGCTCCATGCCTTACGTCGTGACCCGACCTGGGTGAACTTCAATCAGTACCAGAACTCCAAAGAGACGTTCTATCGCGGAGAAACTGGACAGATCGAAGGAATCCGGTTCGTGACTTCGACGGAAGCTCCTCGGTACGCAGTGACGGCCCATTCGGTGAACATGGTATTCGTGTTCG